CCAGTTACCTTCCAATTTAACGGTCTCGTAGGCACCCTCGATGACGGAACCCTGCATTACGGGTTGGTCGCCGATGACGTGGCCTCGATTATGCCAGAGCTTATCGGTGAGTTCCTAGCTCGTCCCGATCAAGACGGGGAGGGAATGACGATTAAAACGCTCGACCCCGGCCGACTGATCTATGCGATGATTAACGCCGTCAAGGAGTTGGCATCGCAGAATGCCGTGCTTGAGGCGCGCATCTCGACTCTGGAGTCGAGATGACCGATCTCATCGAGGCCCTCACCCGCTTCAGAGGAGACCCGTTAGGATTTGTTCATTTCGCGTTCCCCTGGGGCGAAACCTCGGGGGAGCTTGCCGATGCTGTTGGACCGGAGCCCTGGCAATCTGCGCTTTTAGCGCGGGTTCGGGACGGGTTGTCACTGTCTGAGGCGTTGCAGATAGCGACGACCTCTGGTCACGGCGTCGGCAAGTCTGCCCTCGTAGCGTGGCTTATCCTCTGGGCCATGTCTACGGGGGTAGATACGCGCGGGGTTATCACCGCAAACACTGAGACGCAGCTTCGGACGAAGACCTGGGCGGAGCTGGCCAAGTGGTATCGATTGTTTATCGGAAGGGAACTCTTCCGCTATGAAGCGACTTGTATATTCTCTCGGGATCGAGAGCATGAGAAGACGTGGCGGATTGATATGGTTCCGTGGTCAGAACGGAATACTGAGGCGTTTGCGGGGTTGCATAACAAAGGACGCCGTATTCTTGTCATCTTCGACGAGGCGTCAGCTATCCCGGATGTCATTTGGGAAACGACAGAGGGGGCGCTCACGGATTCTGATACAGAAATCATCTGGGCGGTTTTCGGGAATCCGACCCGCAATACTGGTCGATTTAAAGAGTGCTTTTCTGGTGGTCGCTACGCCCATAGATGGCTTAGTCAAGCAGTCGATTCCCGTCAAGTCTCTCTAACCGATAAAGACCAACTCTCTCGGTGGATTACTGATTATGGCTATGACTCCGATTTTGTACGAGTACGTGTCCGAGGAATGTTTCCAAGGGCTGGCACGCTCCAGTTCATTAGCTCCGAACTCGTTAGCGAAGCTGCATTGCGAGAGGTGTCAACGCACCTTCATGATCCGCTTATTATCGGGGTTGATGTCGCCAGATTCGGCGACGATGCCAGTGTTATTTACATTAGAAAAGGTCGGGACGGACGAACTCACCTTCCAATTGTGCTCCGTGGGCTCGATACGATGCAACTCGCAGCGCGAGTTGCAGAAGAGCACCTGCGCTTCGGCGCAGATGCAATTTTCATTGATGGTGGAGGCGTAGGAGGTGGAGTTGTCGACAGGTGCCGACAACTCCAGGTCCCTGTCTTCGAGATTCAGTTCGGCGGTCGTCCAGACCGTCCGGACGCCTCTGCGGAGGCAGTCCGTTATGCTAACAAGCGTGCGGAGATTTGGGGTTTCATGCGTGAGTGGCTCCGAGTAGGAGCGATCCCTGATGACCCAGACCTTCGGGCGGAACTCGTCGGACCTGAGTATTCGTTTAACATTCGCGACGAAATCCAGCTTGAGCGAAAAGAGGACATGAAGCGTCGGGGCCTGGCGTCGCCAGACATAGCGGATGCGCTTGCGCTGACCTTCAGCTTCCCGGTGATTCCACACGCCTTCGCGGGACGTGAAGGCCCGAAGGCTCCGTCCTTCGAGTTCGAGTATGATCCTTTTTCTAAGGAGTCTTTAGCGGCATGAAACATGACCCATTTTACCAGCAAAAGCCAGAAGAGCGACTCGGTGACGAACCTCTTGAAACGCAGTATTACGTGGAAGTTGCAGGCGCACTCGATCAGCTCTTAAACAACAAACGTAGCGGACCCGACCGAAAGTTAGGTTTCATCCTGATGATTTTCCCTTACGGCGATCATAGTGGACGGTGCAATTATGTCTCGAACGGGGCAAATCGCCAAGATGTCGTCACGCTCATGAAGGAGATGATTGCTCGTTTTGAAGGACAACCAGAACAGCGAGGTAGCGCATGAAAATCCTTACGCTCGCGCTTCTGCTGTTGCCAATCTTGGCAACAGCACAGACTCCTCCTGCTGATACAATAAATTCAGCTACTGTCGCCAGACTAATTACGCCTACGAACGGAGCCCTGCTTCCGCTCGGTCCTACAAGGATGCTTTTTGTTGGAGCGACTGCTTGCAATGTTAATATTATCCTTGCCAACGATGTAGGTACAGTGCTGTTTACGGGTGTGAGCGGCTTTGTCCCGGTTAGAGCCAAAGATGTTGAGGCCCTCAACACAACTTGTACTCCAATCGTGGGGCTCTGGTAAGGTGCGCTGGACTTACCAGCGCAAGGCCAAGTTAATCGAGGCTATCAACGACGGTTTTATCGAGGAAACCGTCGCTATGTCGATGCACGAGATTTCAAAGGAGGAGTTATCTGAATGGCGTAAACTCTATGAGGCTCACGGCGCAAAGGGATTGACGATAAACAGTCGGCAACGTTATCGAGCCCGCGAAGCGGGAGGAGGTCACACATGAAAAGCTTGCTTACGGCGCTTGCAGCTGTGCTACTTAGCACAGCTGCTCATGCCACACTGACTTGCACGATCACCGTTGATGGGGCGACGATTGCGACGTGCCCAGCATCGAACACCGGAACGATCATCTTCAATGGGGCCGACGCACCGCTGTTCAGCTCGATCACACTGACCGGCGATGGCTCTCCGAGCCTGCCTCAACCCGATCTTTCGAGCGTGACGCTCGACGTGAGTTCGGCGGCTACTTTCAGTGGCACGCATGTCCTCGGTGTTGATCTGTTCCAGACCGGCGTCAGTGCGCCGGTCGGCTCGACCCTCGAAACAACGGCCACGATCAACGGTTTGATTAACCTTCCAGGTCCGACGACCTTGTCGGATTTCATTAACGGAACAGCATCGACCCTCGGATCGACTTTACGCAGTGCCGTATTCGCCGCCGATTTCACTGGTACCGTAGGCCCGTTCTTCGACACGCTGAGCGGTCCGCTCAGCGCCGACGCTCATCAGTTCCTGATCACGTTTACTGGCCCCAGCCAATCGGCCAACGACACAATCCAGCTACAGGGTATTACACCTGTGAACGAGCCTGGGATGCTCGGATTGCTTGGAGTGGCCTTCTTGGCCACAGGATGGCTTGCGAAGAAGATGAGGAAGGAGGATTTAGATGGCTAAAGGCTTTAAGGCCAACCAGGCCGACATCGCGAAGCGTCAGGGCATCTCAAAGGACCGTGCCGGTGCGATTCTCGCCGCTTCTACGCGGCGAGCGAGTCCCGCCGCAAAGCGGGCAAACCCTAACCTCAAAAAGGTCAAATAACCAAAGGTTATTTGACCTCCGCTGCGTGTCAGGTCGGCGGATTTTCGTGGAAAATCCTGGCAACCCCAAGAAGGAGTGTTAAGCTAATGGCTTCAATACCAGTTACTATCCAGGGCGTTATGACGTATAGCGGGCTGGAGGTCGGAGGAGGTCCGATGCCCGGTGGGCCGGAAGTCTCGCACCCGATTGCTCCAGGCGGTTTGCCTCCAGGTATTTGGGGCGGCGGTAACGAGCCGTTTCCGACCCCGCCGATCTATATCCCGCCTGACGCGATTGCGCCTGGAGTACCCAGCCATCCAATCGTCCTCCCTCCCGGTCGTCCAACGCATCCTATTGTTATCCCGCCGGGATCTCTTGCACCAGGAGTGCCGACGCATCCAATCTACTTACCACCTCCGGTCCCAGCTCATCCGATTGTCATTCCACCCGGAGTGATCGATCCTGGGCCGCCGCCTGTACCAGCCCATCCAATTGTGCTCCCGCCGCTACCTCCGGACCTCGGGTTGGTCGAATGGCAGACCTACTGGTCGGAGGCGACTGGATGGGTGGTCATTGGCGTGCCGAATGTGCCCGCCCCGACGCCGTCAGCGCGCCCTTAGAGGCGCAAGGAGAACTACCGCCAGCACCTTCACTCTCAGCGCGTGAACGGCGACGCCTGCTTCGCCGCGCTCGTCGTTTAACAGGGGGAGGCGCAAACCTCCCCCCAAGGAGGTCGTAATGCAGTCGCCAGCAATTCACCGAAACGCCCCGCAAGGGTGTGCCTCGCACAAAGACACTTACCTTACCGCGGACTCAGTCCGTGGGGCCGAGTCTCCGCTCGGTGGGGCGTCGGTTCGACCCGAGTTGATCCGACGCGACGAAGACTTCGCGAGCGCGCAGATGGAGAGCCAC